AAGATCTTCTACTTGTTCTATTTTTCTTTTATGAGTGGCTGTTAACGTACCATCAATATCTATCTCATCTACTAAGTAAGTACTTATACCTCCTTGAGTATATTGTTCTACTATAGCTCTTCCATATTCTACATCAGGTTCAAATTTTTTAATATCATGTACTTCTGGATTAAGTTTCTTTTTTAATTTTTGAATATAACTTTTAGCTGATGAATTTTTCCAAGCAATATCTTCTATCTGATCAACATAATTTATTACCATTCGAGGACGATAGTTTACAGAAAAAGTTGCAATTTTTTGAGTAGGCTGTATAGTCTGTGCTTGTTCAAAATTATTTTTAATCAGTAACCATATTTCATTTCTAAACGTATATTCAAAAGTAGATACACCATCTGCCAATGACAATCCTTGCTCATATACTAAGTCAGTAAACGAATTAACTTCAATGCGAAAATTAGGATTTTTTAAAGCAGGGTATATTCCTGTAGGTATAGGTATAATCTTATTTGCAGGAATTTTTACAGGCTTAGTTATACATGCTCTAAGATGAAAGAAGGGATCAAGATTAGTATCTTGATTGAATCCCCACTCACAGCTATATGTTTTTTCTAAATACTTAGCAGTAGAACTTTTCTCAATATCAATCTCACAGATTCGATAGTCGGTCAAGAGCTTCTTCTCCTTCTTTACCGGCCATAATAGCATCGGTACAGTACTTTAGATTAATTAGATTTTCATTTCTAATTAGTCTTTCTTTACCCGCATTTAGATTTTGTATATACTTAGCACGACCTTTTAATGGCAAAGCTGCCAATAGATTATCCAGAGTATGATACTCTTTAGCAAGTCCTTGTGCTCTCTTAGGTCCGATACCTTCAATACCTATAATGTTATCACCTTTATCTCCTTCAATAATTCTGGACATCATAAACTGTGCGGGTGTAAGTTCTAGATCTTCTTGTAGTGATTCAAGAGTAACTTCTTTGCGCCCAAATATATTGAATACCGATACATCTTCTTTGATTAGTTGTAATAAATCCTTATCTGATGACACAACCCAAGTATGGTTATAGTTTTGTGATAGATTTTGAGTAATCCATGCAAGAGTATCATCAGCCTCTACTCCTCTAAACTTTACTACTTCTTCATCAATATCATCAGGAAGAGCATTAAGAACAGCAAAGAACTCTTCAAAACGTTTTACTTCATCTGGATCATCAGATTTTGTACGAGTGCCTTTATAGTCTTCAAGCATTTCCATTCGATAATAGCTCTTACCAAAGTCAAAACATACAATAGTACGTTTAGCTTGATAAGATTTTGCAAGTGATTGTATAGTACGAATAAAATCATCAGCAAAAGAATCATGATTAGGTCTGCGAAGCCATCTGTATGATAGATTGTTTGCATCAACAATTAGTAGATTATTATAGTCAGAGTAGTCAGTTTCTTGCACATCTGCAAGATCATTCCATGATTTAGTCATATTTATCTCCTGTGTTTATAAATAAATATAACAAATATAAAAGAAGTTAGCAATAGCTATATCACTTCTCTTCCCTATACTTAGGTAACTTATCAGCTTTCTTTACTGCTTTAATCCACTCATCTAATCTAGATATTTTAAACTTGTGCCCAAAAGATGAAATCTCTACGTAGTCATCCACTTCTGTGTCATCATCATATGCTGCAAAATCTTTAGATCTGTCCCATCTAAATAGTAATAGAGGTTTCTTCTTCATTACTTCTGCTTCTCGTACTGCTTGTTCCCAAAACCCAAATATATTAGTAGTTTTAGAAGTTAATAGATTATTCCATTGAATCTCTTTATAATGTTTACACTCAATACAATAAGGCCACCATGCAGTATCATGTGGTGTCCATATATCTCCTTTTAAATAATCTATTGCCCCAGATAATGGAACCCTTCTAAACTCTACATCAAATTCTTTACTTAATAGTGTAGCTATTTTTTGCTCATAAGCTGAACCTTTAGCCTTACTTTTATTATATGCCATCTACTATGAGGCTCTCTTTCTTTTTAGATCTAAAGTAACACAATGAAATCCGCCTGCTAAAAGTCTATCATGCCTTAGTTCTAAAGGTATAGTTTCGATACCTACAGCATTAAGTTTTTCATGAATTTCTATTTGTTTTTTATCTACAATAGCAAGATTTGGGTTTACACTAAGAAAATTCATACCAATCCATTCACTTGCTCCCCAAGGTAATCCAGCTGGTGCTGTTGTTTCTCCAACACATTCATTTATCCAAATCTTATCCCAAGATTTAAATAATTCAGGTTCATTATCTATATTTACTCTACTTGCGTTATATAATACTAAACCTTCTCTTACTGGTACAATAGTACTATCTAAATGTGCATATGAATATAAACCTTCTACTATATGAACTTTATATTTACTGCCTAATATACGCTGTAACCATTCACCACCGAGTCTATTTCCTGTATTAGATATTTGATATAATATATCATCGTTTACACGTACACAATTAGCTGCCTCAAATAAGATCTCTTCATTATTTAATGCAGGGACTCCGTTTGTATCTTCTTTGTAGTTTTTATCAAATAGTAAAGGTATAGGAGCCTTTAACCATGTACATCCTTCACGAAACATTTGTGTAAAAATATCTCTATATCCCCAGGTTTCAAATTGTCTATTCCATATAGGAGAAGGTGTCTCTATAATTTTATCATCTATAATAAGTGTAAGATCTCTGGGAGAGTAATAATGCCAGTTTTTACCCTTCCATGTAGGTGATTGCGTATTGGCTTCTGCATATTGTGTATTTGGTCTATGTACTTTTACACCTAAAGACTTTAATGTATTACTCAGTACTTCAAGATCTTCATTTTGTTCATCTATAATTTGTTGAGGATAAAATCCTGCTACGGATTTAATATACTCTTCTTCGAACTCTGGGTACTGACATTTTAACGTACTAATATTAGGTATAGGTATATTACAATAATCAGCTGTACCTACTATAATTTCTTGTAGTTCATCCCAATCATTATTACAAGTCATACTTCATTCTTCCATCCCATATTCTTGAGAAACATAGCCTATTTCCATTACCGCCTCTGTTATATTCTCTAAAGCGTCCAGAATAGTCTATACCAAAATATACACAATAGGAAGGTACTAAATCAAGTTTTTGACAAAATGCAAGTTGTTTACTATGGTATTTCTCAAATACATAATTAGCTGGAAATTTCTTCATCATAGCAGTACCAAGATATGCACTTAGTAAATTAATATAATTATAGTTATATTCATTTATTACATATATTTGATCTTCAAAAGGTTCTTTTTGTAAACGTATACCAACTCTATGATTCTCTATAGGAAATACTTTAGATAGGGATGACACTACATACTCTATACAAGGATGAGATAAATCAAATGACATGTCTACTCCTAGGTTAAGATACGCTAAATCTAACATAACAGGAACTTTTAGTCTATCACAATCACACAATATTTTTTCAAGACTACTAGGCACTGCACCTGTATCAGCAAAAGGAACACTCAATAATACTACATCACCTTCTTTAATAGGTTCATCATCTAACCAAGCAAAGTTATCGCTATACCATAATGATTTCATCATTTGATTATAGAAATACTCACCTTTTGCTATTCGTAGTCTATGATTATCTCTATATCTAATATAAAACTGTGCAAAAGATTCTGTGGTTCCTTGTGTAAAACACATATGAGTATAGTGTTCTACTCCATTAACTCTTGGAAAGCAGCTAAACATCCATTGTTTATATGTTTGTAAAAAGTCTTGTTTTATTATTTCTGCATTTTTCTCTGTATAGTTATTATTAACAGTAAACATTCTTATAGTTTCATCTCTATAAGATGTTAGCTCTCTATCATGCACACTGTATGCTCCACCAAAAGGTTTACTTTTATTATCTGGTAGATTTGTATATCTAATTGCCATTATTTAAAAAATCCTGATAGTTGTAAGGTATATTTATCTTTCATACCACAATTGCCCGATAAATGAGGAACATGTTCATTAAATATCCATCCTGTGTTCTTTTCCCAATTCCATTTTATCTCGTCTCCAAACTGAAGTATATGCCCATCTTTCCAATCTTCTATAAAGATATTAGCTCTAACAGGTTCTCCATCTGGTTTAATCTGTCTTAATTTATAGAATCTATCTATATGTAGAGGTATACAGTTTCCTGGTCTTTGTCTTATTACTGATATAGTATGTATATCTATATTTGTTTGTTGACTTAAAATTTCATAATCTATTTCTGACTTATCTAAAAACTTTTGATATATGATAGTATTTTCATCAGTATAGCTTGAAGGCATACCTCCATAAGGTTTATGCAGATCTTTTAATTGGTGAGTCATAATATCTTTTAAAGGATCTTTATAGTTAAACCATTCAATATTATATATAAAAGATAAATCATAGTCTATACTAGTTTCTTGTAATATCATGTTTCCCACGGCATCCATCCTTTCTGTTTATACCCAAAGTTTAAATATGTATTAATTTTTTGTTTCTCAGACTCATTGCTTAAACAAAACTCTTCATTAGCAAACCACATAGTAATATTATTTGTTAAAGCTAAATTTATTAAATACTCTCTTCTAACTATTTCATCAGGTAAAGAATATATACTATGCATAACTATAACATCTACTTCTGATACTATTAGATCTTCTAATATAGGCATCCAGTGTAAATATTCATTTTCAACTTGCATCATATTGTTAGGTATATTATGCGTTTTACAAAAAGTGCGTAGCGCATCTCTCTGTAGATTAAGTGGTATATCTCTATCATATTCAGTATTATTACCTATATATCCTACGCAAGTATCATTTGTGTGATCTATTACTCTATACTCTGTATCATTAGGTAATCTAAAAAACCCTCCAGGAAGTCTGCCACCAAATTCTTCTCCCTCTACTAATACATGCCAATCTATAGCCATTCTGGTAATATTAGTTTCATTATTTACATTACCGTGTAATATTTCTTGATGAAATAGGTGTGCCTGACCTACCTCTAAATCTACTGGATAAGCAGTATCTAGACATGCATCTTCAAATGTTTTCTGATCCCACTCATTTATGATAAGCTGGGCAGTAATTCTTCTTGATTCTCTGGTTGATACTACATACATAGAGTTAGTATCATATGCTTTTGTTAATGGCATCCATATAGTACCTTGTCCTCTACCATTTTTATAAAATATACCTTGATGAAAGGGTAATTTTCTACCAAGTCTTTCTTGATTAGGTATTACTAAATTAAGGGTTGGGCGCCTCTTAATTAAATATCTTTTACCATCTAATAGGGGTGATATATAAGTTTCTGCAAAAGCATCAAACTCTTTAGAGTATTTATCAGAGCTTAGTCTACTTTGTACCATATCTGTTATATGTATAAGTTCTCTGGTTGGTACTTCGTTATGTATATTTTCAAGACTGGTTACATAAGGATATAGCTCTTGTATTATTTCCAACACCCATGTATCCCAAGGATAACAATCATGGTCATAGTTTAGCGTGTTATTATTAAAGTTTTTATATATGCTATTCATTTAGTTTATTCACCAATGTTTTTTGTAATTTATTTTTATTATCATAATATACTTTATAATTATGTTCTAAAATATCATCTAATTCTATAATTATTTTTTCTAATTCTTCTATACTTTTATTGCATAGTTGTTTCATTTGCTCCATAACCATATAAAATCTTTTTGAAGAATCTGTACAGTCATCATAGGATTCATCTATTATAGGAGAAAATGTTTTATACCCTAATTCTCTTATAAATTTTAACTGACCTGCTTGACCTAATATTATAAAAGGTTTTTTGTAAATAAAATTTCTATATGTTTTTTCTGTAATATGAAGTACTGCTCCAGCTACATCACTATATATTCTTTTAACAGGCTTATCATAAGAACCTTCAATAACAAAATTAAATAAAGATTTATGTAGTATTTCTTCTATGTCTAACATATCAAATACTTTATCCGTTGCTGTAAATTCTAATTCAGTAAATTCTTCATTTATTAACGCGGATACAGCCTTTAAATGCTTAGAAGTTAACAATGAAGTATCTAAAGTTTCTTTAAAGTCTTGTCCATAGTTTTTTAAAGATACAAAACCTTCATCAAGTAAATTAGTTTTTTCCAAAGTACAGGCAGTTAAACCCCTAATATATCTTTCGTGATAATTACTTAAAAAACAACAAAATTTTCTTTTAGTTAACGTACTGGTATTATCATAAAAACTAAGATCTTTTTTATACTCTCTATTTTCAGATAATCCTATATCATGTTCTTCATCATATATTGTTGCTTGAGGATTTACGTCTGTAGTATAAAAATGAGGATGATTTAATATATGCGGAGTTATAAATATAAAATTTTCTTGATCATCAGACATAACTCTATTTCTAAGTATAAAACTTTCTATGTAAGTAACAGCTTCTAACTGCATTCCTTCTACTATAATAAATAATAATTTTCCTTGCTTATTATCTATGCCTTTTTTAACGAATTTAGGTAAGTGTGCATGTATTGGATGACCACTATTACCTTCACTAAAACTAGTCATAAAAAATTGATAAATTACAACAGGATAAAACCATTTATAAGATACTTTGTCTGCATAATAAGATGGCACGTACTTTACTTTATAGTTTGAAAAAATAGATTCTATGAATAAGCAATGATTACTGACACCTAATAGATTAGGACGTGGACCTTTAATTTTATCTATATCATCTATCATAAAATGTAAATTATTAGTCATCAGATAAATTATTTATCCTTGTATATAATTTTTGTTTACTTTTTTTCTGATAATTTATATATAAATTATAGTTGTATTTACATATTTCAGTTAATTTATCCATATCGCTATTAAATTCTTCTATAGGTTTAGACATAAGTCTTTCTAACTCTTTACACAATACAACAAGTCTTCTCTTATTATCATGAATATAATCATAGCTTTCATCTATGATAGGAGAAAATGTCTTATAACCAATACTTCTTATATACTCAAGACTTTTGTATTGTCCTACGTATATAAAAGGTTTTTTAAATAAAAAAGATCTATAAATCTTTTCACTCATAAATGGTTCTGCTTTTCTATCCCAGTTACCTTCAGGTACTATATTAATAGACACTTTATTTAGTGTACTTTCAATATCTAAATTATTAAATAATTCTTTATTAGGATAGTCTCTTGCAGATATAAAACCTTTTGTTGTTATATTACTTTTTATAAAATACTCTAGTAATACTGTTCTTTCTAAACTTTCTTCATAGTTCATTAAAAAACAACAGAAACGTCTGTTATCAAAATTTTCTAATTTATTATACTTATCACCTTGTATATAGTTATTAGGACCCCACTCTTTCATAGTATCTTCTAATATATTAACGCACATAAAATTAGGAGAATCAATATAGTGTAAAGTAAGAAATAAAACATTTTTATATCTCGGATTATTTTCTACCATTCGTATAAGTACCTCTTTTTCAGTACTTCTGTAACCGCCCATAGGTTCTAATATTATAATTAATATAGTACCTCTACCTCTATCATATTGTTCTTTTACTTCTGGCGGTAATAATCCTATAACGTCATAGTTTGTATCTCCCCAATCAAATAAAAAATTAATAAAAGTTAGATTATGTATTACAACTGGGTAAATCCAATTTCTTAGTTTTCTACAAACGTTACCTTGTATAATACTACCAGAAGCATAATATTCAAGATCTACTTCATCCTTAAGAAATACTGCTCTCAGAGCATGGTCTGTATGATCTGTTTTAGTAATATTTCCCAGTACACCTTCAATAGGATCTATATGATCTATTAATACTTTAATAGTTTCCGTCATTTTGCATATTATACTTTGCTATGATATACTGTTTAAGAAAGTCACTTCTTACTATATCTTCAATTCCAAATTCAATAGCAGTAAACTCCTTTAGACATTTAAGGATTCTCATAAAATGTTGAATACCTTTTTTATCATTTTCTTTAGTAAGATCAGATTGTGTGTAATCTCCAGAAAATATAATTTTACTGTTTTTACCTATTCTTGTAATTATACTATCAAGTTCATGAAAATTCAAGTTCTGACATTCATCCACAATCACTACAGCGTTATTTATAGTTATGCCCCTGATAAAAGATGTGCTCATAAACTTTACATTGTTTTGTTGTTTTAGTGCATCATAAGCATCTTTTATACCAAAAAGCTCCCCACAGACAGATCTGTAAGGAGCTTCATATAAAGATACCTTTTCTTGTTCATCACCCGGTAAGAATCCTATATCTCTTGTGGATACTACAGATCTTACTATAAATATATCATTATAATCTGATGAAGGATCTAATACTTCTTCTAGAGCTAAATATAAAGATAAAAATGTTTTACCAGTTCCTGCTATGCCATGAAGTAGTAAGTGTTGATTTTCTCTATATGCTTCGTATGTTTTTCTTTGGTTATCTGTAATAGGTGAGAATGTCAGTAGATCGTCTATTCTCACCTTTTTAAGTGGTTGTGTCTTGCCGTTATTTCCGTTATTATTTCCGTTACCCAAGTAGTGAGTCTCCTTTAATTAGTATCAGATTCTAAAAAATCTAATAACTCATTATAGCCTCCTACATACTTATCATCAATAAAAATTTGTGGAACAGTACGGGCATTGGGCACTGCTTCTAAAAATTGCTCTTTGGTATACTCTTTTCCAATTATCTTTTCTTCGTAATCAATTTTAAGTATGTTTAGAGTTGTTTTAGCTTTAACACAGAAATTACAAGTTGGTGTACTCCAAATAGTTGCTTTCATTATTTTGTACCTTTATCAATCAATTTCATAACTTCTTCAAATGAGTTATATTCCACTTATACTAACTCCTGAATCAGACACATATCGGGGATTAAACTCTCCATCTGGATGACGATCTTTTAGTTTTTCAAAGTTTTTTGCTATCACTTCATTAGGATCTAAATGTAATGCTAAACAGTTTTGAATCCAGTACCACATAATATCTCCTAGTTCACTTTCTAGTCGATCTTTAAACTCTTGATTATATGGTTTACCATGAAACATTAACTTTTTAACTAATTCATTATACTCACCCACTTCTCCACTAATTCCTATAGCTCCAGTAAGTATTCTGGAAGGATGTGGAAGCCCCATATCTTCTAATTCAGTGAGTCTATCTCTTGTATCATTTAGTGACTTAGACGTTTCTGATGTTACACCGTCTACAAACTCTTTATATTTATTTAAATCAATCATGCTCGCCATTCAACCTCCGGCCATTATAACCATCAATACGCTTAAACACATCAGGGTTACGACGTGCAGTATCAAAAGTACCAACAGTGATTACGATTGCTGCAAGTAGTAGTGTGTGGGCAATAGCATTAATACCCCAGAACATGATACTACCCATATACATAGAGCATA